AGGACGGGGAGAAACTTTTGAATTCGGTATAAATGACGAAATCAACTTCGTTCCGCATGCAATTACAATGACTACTGCAATGCAACTTGCGAATTCTACTGCCAGAATGCGTGCAGAAAAAGCAAATAAAAGATATGGACTTCATTATATGTCTACTGCTGGTAAGCTTAATACTAAGCACGGACGTGAAATGTATAACTTTATCTTTAATAAAATGTGTAGATTCGATATTAAACTATTTGAATATAACTATAAAGATCTTAAGAAATATCTGGATACAAACGGAGAAAAGAACTTCTTTAACGTTCAATACGGATATAAAGAAATGGGATTCAGCGAAGAATGGCTATCAGCTCGTATAGCACAAACTGAAAACCGTGAAGCGTTTAAGACAGAAATACTTATGGAATGGCTAGATGTTGACAGTGCTGCTCTTCTTAATCAAAAGCAAATGGGACGTATATCTCAACTTACTAAGACTCAGGCTACAGATACATATATATTTGATAAGTATTTTAATATATTATTCTTCCCACAAATGGCTGGAGACTCGTTTAAATCTTTACTAAATAGATACAATACTATTAATATTGGAGTCGATTTAGCACATGGAACAGGGAATGACAGTACTGTATTCTTTGCTATAGATATGGAGACTGGAGAAAAACTATTTATGTTTAAGTCTAATACTATGACTTCTACAGAAGCTACTATGTTTACTAAGAGATTTATGAGACATCTTAAAGAGATAAATCCCGATCTTAATATAATCCTTACTATAGAAGTAGAAGGTCCAGGACAATCTGTAATACCAGATCTTGCTAAAGACGAAGTAGTAGAACCTATGATGTTTGGTATAAAGAAACTATTCGATGGGCATGCCGCAGACGTACTTGTAAAGAGTACTACTAAAAAGCTTGATTATAAGTCTTATATCGAATATGGAGTAAGAGAGCGTACTTACAGAGACTATATGTATGATAAGCTTTTATTCGAACTTGTAGACAAATATCCATACGCCTTTTCACACGAAGAAGCTCTTGTACAACTTTCTACTCTTTATAGAAAGAATAGTGGTCGTATAGATCATAAACCAGGGGCTCACGACGACATACTTATAGCTACACTACTTGCATACAGTCTTATATTTAATACAGACTTCAGAAAACAAGTAGGAGAACAGTTCAAATTCTATGTAGATATGAGTAAAATTAAGATAGTATCTGTAATGCAAACTGTAAATATGTTTACAAACGAAGAATCTCTATTTACAAAAGACGAAGGAGAAGTATCTTATAATTTAGTTCCTATGGTAATAAATGGGAAACAGTTTACAAATGTAGAAATATTTAAAGTTAAAAATGGACGTAAAGTAAAGCTTTATGGAGATGAATATACTTATGAACTTTATTATGGAGCTCTAAAAGACGATCCTAAAATACAAAATAGACCAATGCCTACATATGCAGACTATCTTCAAGAAGAGCAAAAGCGTTCTAGAGGAAACGTTTCTAATGGATTTGGTGCTAAACAGAATAAGTCTAAATGGTTTGATATGAACACTAAAATGTTTTAACTGTGTATCGCTGGAGTAAAATCTGGCGATATGCATTTTATTACGTCAAATACAAAAAAAAATAAGCAGTTTATAGTCATGCTCAGGACTTCTTAGAAAATGCTAGAAGTATTTTTTCAACCCCACATTTTCTAAAACTTTCATACAGATTTCGTCGCTGTATTCGACTTTTGCTGCTTTTAGCAACTTAAATTGTTGATTTATTTGTGGTCTTGCTAATACCAAATCAGCCACAAAATTCTTACCATAATTATTAGTGTTTCCAGAATCTATATTTCTATAGATCCCTTTCAATAAACTTACTAAAGTTTCTTTTGACATAAAAACCACCTCCCAGTGATATTCACCCTTTATCCACTAATGTCATCATGGAGGGCCAAATTTATATTATGTTTCTATATATCTATGATATATAGTTAATTTTAGGTTATTTAAATTACCCATATCCCCCATCCAAACAACTTTTTATGTAACAAAAAATAACATAGTAAAGGAGGTAAATGATGTATAATGTATCTGAATATATACTAGCAAAACGTTCTGCGTATATTACAGAGAAAGCTCTTGAGAAGTCTCTTACCTACAGATCTTTTAACGAAGGAGAGAATAAGCCTATATTATACGAAAGATTTAAACCCGACGACTTCTATAAAGTACAGAAGAACTTCGAGTTTTTAATAGAAACTATCTTTCCTGGAAGTATAGTAAAGAAATTCGTTTCTATTAATACTAATATTTCTCTTAAAGCTATACCGCTTTTTATCGTAGAAATATTTGATCCTTATTTTATTCGTATACCATTTATAATAACACAAGATTCAGTGCTAGCTATATCTGCATTCGGAAACTCTAATACAGAAGAAATATATAAGAATAAGTGGTTTGGTGAAATAATACCTACTCACGTATTGGCAGAAATAACTCAGCCAGAAATAGTAGACCTTGTTCAACGTCCTGTACAAGTAAACGAAACTATGACCATGACTATAGAAGAGATAATAAAACTTATAGTAGAGTCATATGCAATCGGTACTACGGATGCTGATCAAGTACTTTCTAACAACTTTGACTCTATATCTGCACTAGATATAATGGAACTTTCTGTAGAATCTTCTGTATTTAAGCATATAGATAAGACATTTGGAACAGAATCTATACTACAACTCGATAAGGCATCTGCAGAAGATATAATAAGTCCTACTGATTTCTTACCTATACAAGTAGAACATGGTGATACTAATGCCTTTGTATATGTAACTTCTAACGATAAAGGAAGACTTAAAGTATCTACTTCGTCTGAAGAAGCAGAGCAAACTACTGTAAAAGTACCTAAGTCTGCAGTTAATACTATATTAGTAGAGCTTGATAGTCTTACTTATTTTATATTTGATGATAAAATACTTATAGAACAAAAGGACGGACAGCCTATCGAATGGAGTCTTTTTGATATAACTGCTCTAAATGAAGAAGTAAACGATGCTCTTAATACTGTAGGAACAGAAGGTTTTATAGGAACTATGCGTGATGTATACCAAGCTATAAAGATATTTGGTATTAGAAAAGGAAGCGTAATGTATCAAGTATTTATGAATATTACAAAAATTCCTCGTAAAGTTGCTGTATGGGTATGGGCTGCACTTAGACGTGCAATTAAAACTCGTAATCAACGTCAAAAAGATGATATGCTTGATTTCCAAGAAAAGCTTCTTAATGATGAATTTGATATTATACTTGAACGTATAAAGAGTATGGGAGAAAATGCCGTAAGATCTTGGGTGTGGACTATAATACTAGGACCTATTCACTTTTTACCATTTATGTACATGCTACAACGTAGAGCTAATAACCAAGTAAAACTTCGTGCGATAGAAAGACTAGAATTTAAGATAGACGGTCTATTAGAAAGACACGAGCAAAAGCTTGAGTATGCAAAACAAGAAGGAGATCCAGAAACTGTTGATAAATTACTAGCTGAAAAGCATAATATGGAATTCGCAAGAATGAAACTTATTGAATTTAAGCGTGATTTATTAAATAAAGATAGAATTCGTTATATGACATTTAATAAAGATCTATCTATGAATGGTCGTCAACGTATAGATGCTCTTATGCAAAGTGGTTCTTACTTTAATGTCTCTATGAGTGGAGGACATGGATATACAGTTGAGACTAGAGCTGGTGGATTAGATTATTAGAAGGGAGGAGGACTGATGGCTTATGACATTTATAAAAAACTTATGGCTTGCTCTAATAGCTCTAATTGGAGTATGGGTAATCAAAATTCAATCAAGAAGACTAACTTATATGCTGATAAAATTGGAGAAGAAAGTCAAGGAGCGTTTGAAGGAAGATACAGAGACTGCAGATATATAGATGATACACTTGAAGCACTTGCTTTAAACTACCCTATTTGGACTATATCGTTAGAAGAAGATAATCCATTTGATGGAATTGGTGAAGATTCTGACTTCGGTGGGGATGAAGATTCTGGTTCTGATACTGATGCTGGAGACGATAATCCATTTGGAGGCGACGACTCTGGAGGAGATGATGATAGTGGAGGTTTCGGTGGAGGCGATGATAATCCTTTTGGTGGTGGTTCTGATTCTGGCGGAGGAGATGATTCTGGAGGAAACCCATTCGACTCTGGAGGAGATGATGATTTCTTCGGTGGTGGAGATGACGATAGTAATGACTTCTTTGGAGGAGGAGACGATTCTGAAGATGGAGAGAAAAAACAAAGTAAAAAGGCTATTAAACTCGACAGAAAAGAAATTATCAAGCAAGAATACGATATAAATAAGCAAGTTCGTTCCGTTTTCCCAAAAAGGTTTCTGGAACTTCAAGATGTAATAAAGGCAAATATATCTATGTGTGAACGTGTTGTAATACAAGATAACTCTCATATAGAAATATTTGATAAACTTATAGCCGAATATAATAGATTAGCTAAGATAGTAGACGATTATCTTGCGGTTATGATAGAAAAACCACATGATGATATATTCTCTACTTACTTTACTATATTTACAAACTTATCTAAGTTAAAAGATATATACAACGATTTATTGAACAATGATGAAAAATTGAGCAAATAACAATGTGTGTGTTAAACCAGAAAAACTAAGGAGGTGAGTATATAAAAATGGAAAGAATATACATGGACGAGTTCCATTACGAATCATACGATAATATTAAAGAAGCATTAGATTCCTGGAGTGAAAGAACCGCGCAAGAACAAATGGAGATTAATGCAGCTCTTGATTATGATATTGGAGTAGAAATGGATGGACTTTCTGATATTTTGATGTTTGATGAAAAGAAACTTATGGAATACATAGGTACAGAAGACATGGGAATCAAAGATAAAGTAAAAAACATGGCTTCGAGAGTGAAATCAAATCTTACATTATGGATTAAAAAGTTTATAAACTTCTTCTTCGGTTGGATAGTCAATTTCTTTAAAGGAGTTGTAAATATTCGTAAATCACTGAAAGCTGGTTTCGATAAAGCAAAAGCATACTTAAAGAAAATGAACGAAATGAGTGGAAAAATGGGTGGAGATTTTAAAAATGGAGAAGGTGAAGAAAAAACAGTAAAAGTTTCGAATTCATCTCCATTATTAATTCAATGCTTATCTACTGTATTAATATCATCTTATTTATTAGGAAAGCTAGGACCTTTATTAAATAACATTAAAGATCAGACTGATCAAGCAGATAAAGTTGATACTACAAATAATAATGGACAGAAAAACGGACAAGAAATAAAGAAATCTGCTATAAATACAATCATATACAATCTTACAGCTGGAATAGTTGCTATAGGATCTGTTGCTACTGTGTGCGATCCTAGAAAAGGAGACTTCTATGTCAACTTTAAGAATCAAAAATATGATATAGCTAGTTGGATGACTAGTAATAATGGATTACAACAAGCTCTTCAAAAAAGATATAATGATCAAGGGAAGGTAGAGAGAATCTGGAATTGGATCAAACATCTATTTACTATGAATAAAAATAATAGCAATCAAAATTTTGCTGGAGCTAGTAAGGGTAAAGGTAATGCAGAAGAAGATTTAAAAGACACTTCTAATGCAATTAGATCTGCTCTTGGAGAATCTGCTAAAGGTCTTGAAGCTCCTGAACCAGAAGAAATGCCTTATAAAAAAGCATTTATGATGATAAAAGAATCTCTTAGTTCTTTTGTAAACATAGCCATAGCTAATAAAGATCTATGGAATTTTGAAAAGGTTGCAGAAGCTTTTGAAAAAGTTCGTAGAAAGTTACTTGCATATGTAGACAAATATAATCCTAATAATGAAGATGAAGGAAAAGAGCTATTTAATAAAGTAGCTAATATAGGTACACTTATGAGTGCTGTTAGCTCTAATGCTAATAAATGTATGCAAAATGTTAATAAATTTCTAGATACAGTTATAACAGACGCATCTAGACTAGGTGCTGCTATAACTAGTACGACTGGTAAAAACTAAAAGTAAATAAACAAAATATACCTAAGGAGGATATAAATAGTATGGATATAAATAAATTATTGAATATCGGTAATGAATCTGCTGGATACGAAGCTCCTCAATCATTACTTGATGAAATGATGGAAGAAATCGGAATCGAATCTGATATCGACAATGCTGTATTTGATGCTGAAGCTGCTGCAATTACTGCTGCTGCATCTATCGCAGAAAATGTATATGTTGCTATGGCTGAAAAAGAATGTTCTATGGAAGGTGCTAATCCTTTAGAAGTTTATAAAGACTTCGGAATAGAATCTAACTTAGTAGAAGTTGTAGGACAAGAAGCAATTAGAGACGTAGTTGCAAGAAGAGCTTACTCAGGGCTAGCTCAAGTAAAATCTTTAATCAATACAATCATATCTTGGTTAAAAAGAATACTTGGATTGGCAACAAACACAAAGAAAATATTTAAATCTTTAGCAAATAAAGCTAAAAAGATCAGAAAAGAAGTTACTCAAGCTAGAGCTAAATTTACTTCTAAATCAGTTAAAAATGGATCTGATGAAGAAATAGAAAAAGAATTACCTAACTACATGGGAACTGATGGAACAAACTTAAACCAACCAGCTGGGCTATTAAACGTTATAAACGTTTACAACAGAGTTAGAGACTTGATAGTTAGTACAACTACTAACGTAGAAGCTGTATTAACTGGAACTACACATAACCCTGGAACTACTGGTACAGTAGCTGTTAACGGTAATCCAGTAGCTTTAGGAGGAGGTACTGCTCCATCAACAACACCAGCCAGAGCTACAGTCACTACTGGTGCAAATAATAACAGAAACCCTATATCAAGAAGAGAAGATGCTGAAGCTTTAAGAATATTTAATAACGATGTAAAACAACAATGGATAGATAAACTTAAAGACTGGAAAGAAGATACTGCTCAAGATTACAGAGATACAGCATTATTCAGTCATATCGATCAAGCACTAGCTGAATTATATAGACATAGAACTGGTATGAGAGATATCGATAAAGATGTCGATAGAGGTATCAAAGCTTTAGAAAGAGCTAGAAAAGAAATGGAACGTACTTACACTCAATTAAATGCAAATGATAGAGCTGATAGAGCTGGTGCGAGAGATACTGGTAATGAAATATTATCTGAATTAATAAACAACTTAACAAATGCAGCTGGATTTATGAATTTATTTGCTAAATTCTATGTAAAAGTTGCAGATGAATTATTTACTGATGCTAAATGGTTAATAGCTAAAGCATTATAATTAATATAAGGAGGAAATAATTAATATGAATAATTTAATTAAAAATATACAAGCAGCACTTGGAACAGAATCTTTTAATGAAGATTTTTATCCAGAAGCTTATGCTGGATCTAACGTAGCTGAAGAATTATTAGCTTTAGATGATATGGATAACTTATCTGAGTTCGCTGAATCTAGTATGGAATCTGTAGTAGGACTTGCTTTCTTAGAACAAGACATCGCGTTAGAATCAGCTGGATTAGCATTAGAAGAATTCAATAGATACGAAGGATCATTAGGAAATGAATCTTTAACTAATATGGCTAAAAGAGGCGGGTATAACGTTGTTATAGCTGTAAAGAAAATGTTATCTAAAATATGGAAGTTTATAACTTCTGTAGTTGACTTCATTACTATCTGTGATGGAAGATGGAAATCTTACTCTAAACTTGCTAAAAAGTACAGAGAAAAAATAAACAGATTAAAAATGCATATGGGAGAAGA